TCATACACCGGCTCCGGCATAACTGCTGCTTCCGTTCTTCGCTTCGTTGAACTTCCAAATGATCTCGATGCTTTCTGAGTCATAGACCAGAACTCGTTCAACTGCATCATAAAGATGCTCTCTGAGTTTGGCATCGGACAAGGCGGTCATTTTTCCGACTGCCTCATGCTGCTCGGATGCAGCATCGCTCATTTGCTGATTCGCTTCATACAGAGCTTCACTTTCCTCAAGCTGTTCTTTAAGGGCAGCTTGTTTTCTTGTCAGTTCATCTTTGCCGGAAAGATATTCTTCGGCGGTGATCTTCGCTTCTCTGTATTGTTCGTACAGGGTAAACTTTTCTCGTCCGCAAGCGTCATACTGAGCCTTGAGCAATACAAGTTGACGCTGCAAACTCTCGTTCCTGACTCGTGCAGCTTTTTTGACTTCCGAGGATTCAATGCGTGTGATCTCGATTTGTCCCTTTAAGGCTTCAAGCAGAACTTCCTCCAATGCGGATTTTCTCCAATAAACGCCCTCACAAGGGCTTCCATCGTGATACCGATGGGAGGGGCAAGCAAATACCGTCCCGTTTGCCTTTTCGAGTTTGCCGCCGCAGTGTGCGCAGTAATAAACTCTATCAGACTGATCATGGGTTACTCTGGCTGTTTTTCTGCGCCGCTGAATCGACTCATTTGCTTTATCGAACTCTTCTTGAGTGACGATAGCCTCATGTGCATTTTTGCGGATATACCATTCCTCTTTGGGAACACGACGCTGGTTCTTGTCCCGGATGAAGCGACTTTCTCTCATGTGGTTTGCCATAACCCCGGTGTACTTGATGTTTTCAATCATACTAAGGATTGCTCGATGTGTCCACTGGGGCTTTTTGGCTGAACTGCTATGAATCGCTTTTGCCTGAGCCGGTGTCAGGATGCCCTCCGCATTCAGCTCTTTGGCAATCTGAGTGCAGGACTTTCCGTCGATAACATTCAGAAAAATTCCGCGTACCACCGGGGCGGTTCTTTCGTCTATGACAAGCTGATGCTTGTCATCCTGATGCGTTTTATAGCCATAAGGGACGGTATTCACGAACCGTGCCTTTTGCTGCTTCGTTCGCATTGCAGACTTAACCTTCTGCGAAAGATCCTTGCTGTAATAGTCATAGATCAGGTTTTTGAAGGCAACATCCATCCCGATAGTCTTGCCTTCATGCGTTGCACTGTCATAATGGTCATTGATGGACTTGAAGCGGATGCCGAGGAACGGGAAGATATGCTCCAAGTAATCGCCAACCTCAAGATAGTCTCTTCCAAAGCGAGAGAGGTCTTTCACAACAATGCAGCTAATCTCACCGCGCTTTGCGCATTCAATCATCCGCTGAAAATCAGGACGGTCAAAATTGGTGCCGGAAAATCCGTCATCGCAGAACTCAATCCGAGGAAGATTGCAAAGCATCGGTGTCTGATCCAGATGACGGTTGATAAGCAAACGCTGAGAAGCGATGCTGTTGCTGTCATCTTTTACGGCGTTTGTCCGCTTATCCACATCTTCCAAGGACAATCTGAGATAGATAGCAATTTGATTTTTCATCATGCGACCTCCTTTCTGAGTCTTTCACAAGTGCTTGTAAGTGCTTCAAACTCGTCCATGTAGCTGAGTTTGATTTCCAAGCTACCATCAGCATGAAGTTTCATGCTTTCGATGAATGCGTCTGCCATATCAGCCGAAATCTCGGTTGCGTCATAATAACGCTGAATCATAAATTTCCACTTCATCTCGCCTGTAATCTGCTCTTCGGTTTCCGTCTTTGCAGATTCCAGCTCAGAGAGTTTCAATTCCAATGCACGAATGTCTTCTCCGATGATCTCACGGTGATGACCATATTCCTCCTGAGAAAGCAAGCCTTCCTTGAGATCAACATACATTCCACTGAGAAGAGACTGTTTATGAGCCAACTTCTGCTTCAAAGCCCTGATCTCCTGAACAGTGTTGTTTTGCTTGAGCTTGGACTTCTTCATAGCAAGCAATCGGCGGATCGTGCTTTCCATATCGAGAAAGACATCCATCTGCGCTTTGATAAACGCAAATACCGCTTCATCCAAATCACCCTTACGCATCTTGATGTCGGAGCAGCCTCGTGCGCCGTGTTCTGCATAGGTGGGGCATTTGAATGTGAAATAAGCCTTGTCTTTCTTTGTACTGATGGATCGTGTCAGCTTCATGACTGCACCACAATCAGCGCAAACGAATTTCTTGCCATAGATATTCACTGCTTTGGGCAGATGATCGTACTTGCCGGAATTTGCTTTCGTGCGTTCCACGGCTTCTTTGTTGATCTGCTGGACTTTCTCAAACAGCTCATCACTTATGATAGGATCGTGCGTGTTTTTCGCTATAATCCACTCATCCTTGGAGGTAATGTGATACGGGATGCCACTGTAAAGGCACTGACTGCCCTTCTTCTGAGCGAGATGACCAATATATACAATGTCATTCAATATCTCAGTGATCTTGTGCTTGTTCCAAAGGATCGTCCGGTCTTTACGATTGTTGTTGGTTACGATGCCGCTGTCAAACTTCTTTTGACTGGGGGATGGGATTCCGGCATCATTGAGCTTCTTGTTGATGCCCATATAACTAACTCCGGCAGCTCTCCACTCGAAAATCTGCTGGACAACCGGTGCTGTTTCAGGATCAACAAGCAGGTGGTTTTTGCTCTCAGGATCTCTGCGATAGCCATAGGGAGCATAATTTCCGATATAGTCACCGCGCTCCATTTTCGCTTGCAATGCCGAAGTGACTTTTCTTGAAATGTCCTTCGCATAGTAGTCATTAACGATGTTGGACAAAGATGCCGAGAGTTGACCTTCACTCGTCACGGTTGCGGTATCATAGGAGTCATTGACCGCTATAAACCGCAGTCCGTAAAAGGGGCAAATCTTTTCAATAAACTGAGAAGTCTCAATGTAATTACGCCCCAAACGGGAAAGATCCTTAACTACAATGCAATCTATTAGCTCTGCCTGGACTGCCTCCATCATACGGTTAAACTCCGGACGCAGGAAATCTGTACCGGTATAGCCGTTATCAATGAAGATGGCAACCTTGTTCAATCCGGGATGATTGGCAACATACTCTTCCAGAAGTGCTGTCTGGTTCTCAACGGAATCGGAGTCTTTTCCGTTGTCCTCTACGGACAATCTGACATAAAGGGCGGTTTTCCAAATGCGGACGGAGGTATCAACCTGAGTCTGTACCGTGTTTTGCTTTTTGCGTGATACTCGTGCCATTTATACCGCCTCCCTTGTCAAATGGATTATTCTCTTGGCTGCCTCCTTTTCCTTTTGTTCGCTGAGGAAGTCCACAATGGATGCAAACCGATCTCCGTGCATCAAACGAACCTCAATCTCCTTGTCCTCATTAACGCGGACATATTCGATGAGGCTGACCACGGCTCTTCGGGTAAGCTCTTGAATGTTTTCATACTCTTTGAACTGAGCCAGCCAGCCTTGCTGTTCAGCCAAGCCTCCCATGACGCTGTTGCGTTCACCGGTGAGGCTCATGATAGTTTCGGTTGCTTCTGCAATCTGCTGATCAAACCGGGCAGTGTAAATCTTATATTCATCACGGGATATGAAGTCGCTTTTGAAGTCTTCATACGCGCCGGTTTTCAGCCTTCTGTTCTTGTCGATAATCTCTTCCTGAAAAGCTATTTTTGCATTGATCTTTTCAAGCTCTCGGTTTTCCCAAGCAAGATTGTCGATTTGCGTCAGTGCATCTGCCATATCCATAGCTGCCGCAATGTGACCTTGTACGACTGCAAGAACCGTATCATAAACAACGGATTCCTTAATGCTATGGGACGAGCAGGATTTCTTGTCGTTCTTGTTTCCCCCACAGATGAAGTAGGCATATTCGTGACCGCCCGTGCGTGTAACCCGACGAACCATAGGGCTACCACAATCCGCACAGAAGATTTTTCCCGAAAAAGGATGCACACCTTTTGCTCCGACAGGGCTTCTTGTATCGTCCTGCATAAGCCGCTGGACGAGATCGAACTGAGATGGAGCAATAATGGGATCGTGCGCGTTCTCTGTCCGTGACCACTCATTAGACGGCTTTGCCACCGTCTTCTTAACCTTGTGGTTTGGAGAGGTTGTTTTTCCTTGCACCAGCGTTCCGGTGTAAATCTCGTTTTTCAAAATGCGGTAGATTGCAACGGCACTCCATAAGGCTACTTGTTTTGTCTGAAAACAAGTGCGCTGTTTAGAGCCTTTTGCCTTTTTGTACTCAATCGGAGACGGTACATTTGCTGTGTTGAGTTGATCGGCTATCTGAGCCGGAGACAATCCTTCCACTTTCCATTTGAAAATCTCCTGCACCACGGATGCTGCTTCGGGATCGATGACCAACTGATTTTTGTTATCCGGTGATCTCATATATCCGAATACAACACGGGTGCCGACAAACTGACCGCTCCGACGCTTGGCTTCAAGATTACTTCTGACCTTGATAGAAATGTCGCGGCAGTACGAATCGTTCATCAGATTTTTGAAGGGCAAGACCAGCTCGTTATCCGCTGCACCCGGTTGGGCGTTGTCATAATGGTCATTGATCGCTATGAAACGAATGCCAAGGCGCGGAAATATCTTCTGGATATACTCACCAGATCCGATATACTCACGACCAAAACGAGAAAGGTCTTTGACCACGATGCAGTCAATTTCTCCGGCTCGAACCGCATCCATCATTTTGTTGAAATCAGGACGCTCAAAGTTTGCGCCGGTAAAGCCGTCATCGCAGTATTCTTTAACTACTGTGATTTCCGGGTGCTTCTTGAGATAATCCATGATCAACAACCGCTGATTGGAAATGCTGTCACTCTCAAGTTTCTCACCGGAAAAAGAAAAATCGCCATCTTCCTTCGATAATCGTAGGTAGATGGCGGCTTTATAATCTCTGTCTAAAGATAATTTCAGCATAAAACGCCACTCCTTACATTATTCCGGTCAGAAAGCCCGAAAACTAAATGTAGGCAGTGGTGTTCACTGATTTTGTCCATGCTTATTATAGCACATCTTCAACCAAGATTCCAGCCTTATTTGCTTTGTTCACAAAAAAGATTCATTTCGGGACCTTCGACCTTTGCTTTACATACTCGCCAGAAGGTTTACGAAGTTATCATTGATGGTTGCCTGAGTATTGGCGTAGGAAACTCTGACGATTGTATTGCCGACCTTGAATAAATACGGATTCTTGATCTGCTCTACATAGGACTTCATACGCTCTTCAACAGGCTTGCTCCTGTCAATCTTCACATCACGAATATCAACCAACGACTCAAGAAGGTCTTTCTTGCTCTGCTCATTCGCCATATACAATCACCGCCTTTACAATAAATATTCTGACCAAATTTTCCCTTTCTATGCGTAAAGCCGCGAGAACACCTTATCAGCAAATTGATAGGCAGCAATCCGTGATGGACTGCTGCCCATTGTATTCACTGATAAACCCTTGCGGGTGTTTGTTACAGTGTTCTTTGTATCAGCATATTTGCAGCTCGCGCCCCTGCTGAATAGGGAATGCTACGGACTACCAACGGTTAATCGGTATCATGGGACTCTCACCCCTCCGAGGATCGCTCCGAGCCGCCCCTTCAAAAGAAGAAACGGAAGTATCATTGTACCCAACTTTTCCATCATGGCAAGCAGCCGCACCACACGGCTGTTTAATCTCTCTGTTGATCGCTCACTCCGGTTGGAGGTCTTGGCGGCAGAAGATAAGTTGCTTCGAGAAAAGAGGAAAGATCCGCAGCACTGAACTATTCAGTTGTCAAGGAACCGCGAAGGAGGCTTGTTCGCCCTCTTCACACTACAACGGACATTTTTTTGCGTTTTGTCTCACGCAAATCAAAAAAATTTTTTATATTTTTCCTGAATGCTCTTTTTTGCCCTTGATACCTTTGACTTGTCCACATGAAACTCTTCTTCATAGCCTCGCATGGTCAAATCCCTGACAATACAGCATTCAAAAACGCTTAACTCTAAAGGAGTTAAAACGGCTTTGAACTCCTTGAGCCGAATGTGAAAAAGAGCATCGTTCTCGAAATCCAAAGGATCAGCCAGCCAAGCTGGACTCATGTCTTCGCCGCCTTCATAGCTCACATAGTCAAGTGAAAGTAAGGTAGTTTTCTCTTCTTCACATCCAATGACAGGTACTCCCGACATAGAGCGTCTGAGTTTCTTTTCTTCGTTGCGCAGAATCTTCATTGTTTCTCTGCTGACCTCGCATACTTCGCCGGTTTGCTTCACGCGCACCATGCACTTGCCTTCCTCCGTAGTCCAGAGGTCATAGTCAAATTCGATTGGGGTTTTCATAGTTCTTCCTTTCCGCTGCATCGCAGAGCAGCGGATTGAAGAGACTAAAAAAAGAGCCGCATGACCGGTGAGTTCATGATCCCATGCCGATAAAACAGAGTGCGAACACTCTGTTCATGCGGCATTAGGAAGACTCACCAATCAGCGGCTCCACAGCACAGCTATCAAAAATATTTATTTGTTATCTCTACCTCTATCTGAGGTTGAGGAATAACCGTCTCATACTGAGGACATTGAACACGGTTTCTCGTCCGCACATTTTACATTTAGCTTGGACATGACCTCGTGTGTCCTCAAAAACATGGATTGCACTATGCCCACAGTATGGGCATTTGATAATTCTCATCTCTTGTGATGAGATGGCGTGACGCGCCCGTCTGATCTTGACAAGCATCTCCGGGGATGGGTCCTTGACGCGGATATTTCGCTTCATGTCAGCACCTCCAACGGATCGGCATAATCACTGTATGCCATGTCTTCGAGGTAGCCGAGCTGCCTGAGCCGGATTACGGCGGCAGACTTTGAGACACCGAGTTGCCCACAGAGCCTTGTCAATGTCAGTCTGTCATTGTAGGTGAAACGCCCTTCATAGCACTTGAGCTTCCTACCTCCGGCAAAAAACCACATGGCAAGGTCAATTTCCTTCTGCGGCATTAGAAGTGCCGCACCCAGTACATTTGCTTGCCACTCATTCCAATCCTCACGAGTCTTCAAGTCCCGGAGGGAGTAGGCTGTCCTTGCAGCGTATTTCTTTCTGCAAGCCTGTTTGACATCATCACTCTCCATCTGATAGAGAATCTGATGGGCGCACTCGTGCGCTAATGTGAATCTGCGTTTTCCGCAAAGCGCCCGAACTTGTCCGGGCTGAATAAAACTCTCATCCAGCAGAACTTGATTTTGCCTGAGCGCAAGTTTGCGGATAGCGCCTCCTTCCTCAACTGCGTACTCTGTATCGGCATAAGCCGTAAGTCCGCAGATGCTCCCGTCCTTCGACAGCTTTGCGAATGATACGGTAAGACCGAGATAGTCCTTTGCAAGCTGGTCAATGGGCGTAGCCCTTGGAGCTTGGACTTCTTCAACCTGAGAGCCGAAAAAGAACTCGTTAAAGTCCTCTGTTACGGCTGCGGCAATTTCTTCTATTTCCTTGTGGGATAAAATCATTAGCTGCTCTCCTTTGCTTCGACAAACCATTTGTCTCCTTCATGAAACAGAAAAGACTCCTTTCCTCGAATCATGACGGTGTAGCGAATACCACCGCCGCCAACTTTCTTAGAGCTGGCACGGCACTTGTAAAGAATTTGATCGATCTGAAAAATCAGACCGTTCTTCCATCGGATAAAACGGGGATGCACCGTTCCTTCTTCGTCAACATCCACATTCACCGACACATAGGCTTTCCTGCATTGACACTCCATTTTGCGATCCTCACTCCGTTTCTCAGATTCACGGCTGGATTACGGGGAAACCGCAGCCGTGAATTGTAACTTTTTCTTGTATTTTTGCTCAACCCCTTGACAGGATGAGCAGTTTCGAGTAGAATATGAGTAGTTGAAATACTCACAGCATTATTATACGCATTTGAAATGCTCTTGTCAATAGGTTTGAGCAATTCAATGTCGCAAACTTTTTGTGAACAGGAGTGATTACCAAAATGACATTCGGTGAGAAGTTCAAGGCAGAGCGAGAAAAAAAGAACTTGACTCAGCAGCAGGTAGCTGACGGTTTAGGTATCAACAGACGCATGATCACCCGGTACGAAAACAATCTTTCTTTCCCTCGGACAAGGGATAACTACAAGAAAATCGCTGACTTCTTCGGTGTTGACATCAATTACTTTCTGAGCGAGGACGATGCGTTTGTCGTTCAGGCATCCGAGCAATATGGCACTCGTGGAATGAAACAGGCGCAGGACTTGATTGATGGTATGTCGGGTCTATTTGCCGGAGGCATACTGTCCGAACAGGACAAGGATGCTGTGATGAAGGCATTGCAGGATATTTACTGGGAGTCCAAAGCTCGTAATGTCGAGAAATACACACCGAAGAAATATAAAGCGACTGACAGCGATCCAAACGCCTAACTGTCCGTTTTATCGTACTATTCCTTTGCTATAATCAAAATGGAAACTTGCAACTTGAAGGGGGTGAGCGTTCCGTGATCATTCGCTCCGAGGAAATTTATAAAAAAGCAAACAGCATTGTGAGAAGCTGCGGCACGAGAGATACATTGAAAATCGCCCGTGAGCTTGGTATCTATGTGCATTACATAGACACGCTGAACGATCTGCTGGGAATGTATACCTACCGGCACAAAGAAAGACACATCCTGCTGAACTCCGGCATGGAACACATGGTCATGCAGATGGTCTGCGGTCATGAAATCGGACATGATGTGTTCCACCGCGATCTTGCCAAGAAAGGAAATGCCTTGCCGGAGTTTACGCTGTTCGATATGCGATCTAAGCCGGAATACGAGGCAAATGCTTTTGCTGCCCATCTCATCATCGACAATGACGAATTGGTTGAGTATATGCAAGAAGGCTATGATGTGGTGCAGCTCTCAGCAATGATGGGAACGAACATCAATCTGATGCTGATTAAGTTAAATGAAATGAATCGTATGGGATGGGGATTGAACTTGCCTTATGTCCCTCATGCAGACTTTTTGAAGCAGATCAAACCGGAAGGATGAAAACAGCGATATTAGATGTTTTTAAGGACTTTCCTGTCTGATAAATTCATTATATGGGATGCCTGTTGTCGAAACCAACACAATCCTGTAATGAGGATTGTCTTAGGTATTATGAAGAGGAGCAACAATGATTGAAGCATACGCAGGACAACTACATAGCGCCGATGACCTGATTGCCACCGTTGAGCAATACGGGTTCCTGCCCTTCTTCCGAAACGAGATTCCCGGTTTCTCTGTTGAAGAGCTATGCCCACCGGAGTTGTGGTTTGCAGATGACGCGGACGGTCCGTGGGAATGGAAAGGACCGGCAGCACGGAGCGGCAAATGCCTCTATGGAAAACTATTTAACAAGAAAGCTGGATTCGTGAGCCGAGAGTGGATTCCTGACTTTGCAAACTTTCGGCGCGATGGCTATGATTTTGACGCCCGTTGGGATGACGGTCTGGCATCCTACAAAGACAAGGAGCTTTATGAAACCATAGCAGATGAAGGCAGAATCCTTTCCAAGCGTCTGAAAGAAGTCAGGAACTACCGCAAGGGCGGAAACACTGGCTTTGAAGCCAGCATCACACGGCTGCAAATGCAGAGCTATGTCTGCATTGCAGATTTCGTCTATATGCAGGACAAATACGGTAAGCCCTACGGTTGGGGCGTTGCAGAGTATTCAGCACCGGAAGTCATCTTTGGTTATGACTTCATCACATCTGCATACAGGGAAGATCCGCAAAAATCCAGAAAGCGTATTTTGAGACACCTTCAATTACTTCTTCCTGCTGCGACCGAAAAGCAGCTTGAGAAAATCATAAAGGGGTAAGGCTATGGACGATATTATCTTTGAGCGGGATTATCGAGAAGCTGAGTCAGGTGAATACGATGAGTGGTGCGATGAAGTATTTGACCGTGCAGTCAACGGAGGTATGCTGAAAGCGTACTCCGACGCAATGGACAAAATACCAAAGATCATCATTCCTGAGGACAAGAAGAACTATGAGTACCTTCTGGAACGCTGCGATGCGTTTGTGGAACGGCATCGTGGTCGTATTGAGGGAATTGTTGACTACCATCACTGGCATTCTGAAATCAATATGTTTCTTCCCTTCGCAGAGTTTGGTGATCCGGAAGACCTCGGATTTTTGAAGGAGATCGCGGATAAGTCGCACTCCATCTGCTTCTCTCCCGACAAGGACGGTGGCATTCGTGTCCACATCTTCATCAACTACTTTGATGAGCTGATGCCGGAAGAAGCAAAGCAACTTGTGGAATACGATGCGATTATGAAAGATGAACGGCTTGCTTCCTTGCTGGGAATGCAGGATTCGTTCAAGCCGGAGGACAGACCGGATTTGGATCGCATCGAAAACCTTCTCGAACGATTTGAAACCGAAACTGAGCTTGATCGAAACGATGTTTTCTATGCAGTTTTCCGCCTGATTATCAAGTCTAAAGATGAAGATATTACACTTGCAAAGATCGCTGACATGATGGAGGTACTGCTGTACCTTGTACTGAACGGCGGACTGGATCAAGACGAATAAAATTGGAGGCATTTATGAGCAGAAAATTAGTTGCATACTTCTCTGCAAGCGGTGTGACCGCAAAGGTGGCAGAGAAATTATCCGAGGCTATCGGCGCAGACCTTTACGCCATTGAGCCGGAAGTACCCTATACCAAAGCTGACCTTGACTGGATGGACAAGAAATCGCGCAGTACGATTGAGATGAACAATCCGGCATCCCGTCCTGCCATTACCGGTAAGCGTGACAATATGAACGACTACGATACCGTGTTTGTCGGTTTCCCGATCTGGTGGTATGTTGCGCCGACGATCATCAACACTTTTCTTGAAAGCTATGATCTGACCGACAAGACTATCATCCCGTTTGCAACTTCTGGTGGCAGCGATATGGGCAAGACCAACGAAAAGCTGCTGCCGAGCTGCAAGGGAGCGAAATTGCTGAACGGCAAGGTCTTCAAGGCATCCGTCAGCGGTGCTGACCTTGCAAAATGGGCAGAAGGGCTGGAAAACAAATGAAAGCATTAACCTATATTGAACATGGAAAGTTTGCCCTGACCGACAAGCCGAAGCCGCAGATCATAAATGCACGGGATGCAATCGTCCGCGTAACGCTGGGGAGCATCTGTACCAGTGACCTGCACATCAAGCATGGCTCTGTGCCGAGAGCCGTTCCCGGTATTACCGTAGGTCACGAGATGGTTGGCATCGTGGAAGAAGTCGGCGCAGAAGTTACGAATGTCAAGCCCGGTGATCGGGTAACGGTAAATGTAGAAACCTTCTGCGGTGAGTGCTTCTTCTGCAAGCATGGCTTTGTCAACAACTGCACCGACAAAAACGGCGGTTGGGCGTTAGGTTGCCGCATCGACGGCGGACAGGCTGAGTTTGTCCGAGTGCCGTATGCCGATCAGGGACTGAACAAGATCCCCAACAGCGTGACCGATGAACAGGCGTTATTCGTAGGAGATATTCTGGCAACGGGATTCTGGGCGGCTCGTATCTCCGAGATCACAAATGAAGATACAGTTCTGATCATCGGTGCGGGACCGACCGGTATTTGTACGCTGCTTTGCGTAATGTTGAAACAGCCGAAGCGGATCATTGTATGCGAGAAAGATCCGGCAAGAGTGCAGTTTGTCAAGGAACACTATCCTGATGTGCTGCTCTGCCAACCGGAGGAATGTGAGAATTATGTCCACGCCAACTCGGATCACGGCGGCGCGGATGTGGTTCTGGAGGTCGCCGGAGCGAAGGACACCTTCCAACTTGCGTGGATGTGTGCCAGACCTAATGCCGTTGTGACGGTGGTTGCTCTCTACGACGAGGCGCAAGCACTCCCTCTGCCCGATATGTACGGCAAGAATCTGACCTTTAAGACCGGAGGTGTGGATGGCTGCGACTGCGCGGAAATCCTAAACCTGATCGAGCAAGGCAAGATCGATACAACGCCGCTGATCACGCACAGATACCCTCTTGCAGATATTGAAGAGGCATACCGCATCTTTGAAAACCATCTGGACGGCGTGATCAAGATTGCGGTTACGGAGTAAATGTTTTATAAGGACAAATTCCAGTTTAACGAACAGGAGATGATGATCGCATGAAAATCCTACATGAACTTTCTTGGCTATGGGAAACGCTGGGCATTGCACTTGCTGCTGCGGCTGTCTGCATGGCTTGCGCCGCACTGATCTGCAAAGCCGCGAAGAAGGAACTCAGCAAAAAGGTGTTGGCAGCCATAGGAGCATCGGCATTTGTGGGCGCGATTCTGGCGGTCATTCTGATCGCCCGGACGCCGATGCCGCTTTGATAGGACGGAGCGTTTGCAGGAATCGTATGCGTTTGGGAAGAGAATTTACGAAACAAATCGGGATTTTTGGAGGTAGATGGAAATGGATAAGGAACAGCTATACGCAGCACAAACAGCAATGATTGAGTGGTTATCTGACCCTCATGAATTAGGAAAAAAACCTTTCAAAATTGAATGTGCAGGTGAATTTGATTTTAATGAAATGCATTATTACATTTTCAAATTCAAAGCGTCGTTGCTTGGTAAATGGCTTGTTGGTGTCTGTGGTGGTTTTGAAGATGATGATTTAGAACCATGCGGACATATTTTCAGCAATATGCAAGAATATAATGAAACTACTGCTAAAAATGAATGTATTACAATGGTTGAAAATATTATGGCATACTGGAAAGAACAAGCCGCCAAATATAGTAACCAATAATACAAATTCCAGTTTAGCGAACTGATGCAGTGATAAAAAGGAGGCACAGGAGTTGAAACAACGCACCTATATTGCCATCGACCTCAAGAGCTTCTATGCCTCCGTCGAATGCCGTGATAGAGGCTTAGATCCTCTGGACACAAACCTTGTTGTCGCGGACGAAAGCCGGACTGATAAAACCATTTGCCTTGCTGTTACCCCATCCCTCAAGAGTTATGGCATCTCAGGACGCGGCAGATTGTTTGAGGTGAAGCAGCGTGTCAAAGAAGCGAACGCAGGAAGACAGCACGATGCACCGAAACGAAAGCTCGAAGGATCATCGCATTTCTTTTCTGAGCTGCAAGCTAATCCTGAGCTTGCGATTGACTTCATCATCGCACCGCCGCAAATGGCTCGGTACATGGAGATCAGTACGCGGATATATGAGGTCTACATGAAGTATGTTGCGCCGGAAGACATTGTGGTTTACTCCATCGACGAGGTGTTTATGGATGTGACGGATTATCTGAACACCTATCATCTCACGCCACATGACCTTGCGATGAAGATGATCTTGGATGTGCTTGAGACAACCGGTATCACCGCAACCGCCGGGATTGGAACAAACCTTTTTCTCAGCAAAGTTGCGATGGATATTGTGGCAAAGCACATTCCGGCAGATAAAAACGGCGTTCGTATTGCAGAGTTGGATGAGATGAAGTTTCGCCGTGAGCTTTGGACGCACCAGCCGCTCACAGACTTTTGGAGAGTCGGTAGAGGCTATGCAAAGAAGCTCGAAGAAAACGGAATGTTTACGATGGGCGATGTTGCCCGATGCTCGGCGAAAAATGAGGACTTGCTTTACAAACTTTTCGGCAAGAACGCAGAACTGCTGATCGACCATGCGTGGGGCTGGGAGCCTTGCACGGTTGAAGCAATCAAAGCCTACAAGCCCAGCACCAACAGCTTAGGCTCAGGACAAGTCCTGCATTGCCCCTATGAGGCTGAAAAGGCAAAGCTCGTCCTCCGTGAGATGGCTGATCTTCTCGTGCTGGACTTGGTGGACAAAGGACTTGTGACAGATCAAATCGTCATCACAGTTGGCTACGATATAGAAAACCTCACCGATCCCGAACGAAGCCGAAAATATCACGGGATAGTTGTAAAAGACCATTACGGACGGCAGATACCAAAACAGGCGCACGGCTCAATCAATCTTGACGGTCACACATCATCTACGAAGAAAATAATGTGTGCTACGGCAGAACTCTTTGATAGGATCGTGGACAAGAATCTTCTTGTGCGTCGGCTGAATATCACAGCAAATCATGTTGTTCCAGAAGCAGACGCGCCAGTGAAAAACGGAGGCTATGAGCAGCTTGATCTCTTCACAGATTTCACTGCCTTAGAAGCACAACGAAAGCGCGAAAAAGCAGAGCTGGATCGGGAAAAGAAAATGCAACAGGCAATGCTCATCATCAAGAAGAAGTATGGAAAGAACGCCATACTCAAAGGCATGAACTTGGAGGAAGGCGCAACCGCAAAGGACCGCAATGAGCAGATTGGTGGGCATAAGGCGTAAGGAGAATAGATATGACACGAGACAAATTCAAACTGATTCACAGTGAATTGATAATGCAAGTTCAGTGTATTGAGCATGACTTGAAGTTGATTTATGCCGGAATGTGCAAGGGTGATTTTGACAAAAACCTTGATGCTCTTGAAAAAGTAAATCTGGGGTCAATGATAAAAAAAGTAAAGGAATTAGATTATAGCGATGGACACCCCGATCTTACTAAACGGGACTATATGTTGTTGGAGAAAATTCGAGAAATCCGAAATTATTGGTGTCACCAATGCTTTATTGACTATGTTTACATATCCGATGACTACGCGCGTGAACGCAAATTCCAAGAGATTGCTAAACGATTGAGTGAAGACGAAAATCAAACATGGGAGTTACACCAACACTTACAGCAGCTTCGTAATAAAACACTTGAGATATACAACAGGATCTAAAAGAAAGGTGGTGCGGCATGAATTACTCTGAGCAAAAATATGGTGATATTCTTAATATGCCTCACCATGTCTCTGCAACCAGACCGCAGATGCCGATGTCAGATCGTGCAGCTCAGTTTTCTCCGTTCGCAGCTCTCACTGGTTATGATGCCGCTATCAAAGAAACCGGGCGTCTGACCGACACAAAGATTGAGTTGGATGATGAAGAACTCAATAACCTAAATTTGAAGTTTCAGTTCCTTGTGGAGCACCTTGAAAATGAGCCGGAGGTGGCAATCACATACTTCAAAGCAGATGAGCGAAAAGCCGGTGGTGCTTATCTTGAAGCAACAGGCATCGTGAAAAAGCTGGATGATTTTGAACGCCTGATTACCATGCAGGACGGCACGAAGATCCCGATGGATGACATCCTGACCATTGAGAGTGATGCGTTCTCATCGCTTGAACAATACTAAAAAGGCGCTTTCGGGCGTCTTTTTCTTTTATGCGTGAGACAAAAACGCGGAATTTGTCCGTTGTATTACGAAGGGGTATTTTACGGGGGACTTCCAACTAAGATTACGATTTTAGAGAATAGCAAGCACAGCCGGTGTATATACACACGGCGATTTTGGATTAAGGAAACCCTCCCCTTAATCCAGAAAATGCTTGTTGGGATGTCTCCCAAACCCTCTATCTTTATGAAAGGACAAACCGCTTATGGCAAACAGAACACGACCAAATCAGATACTCTTCTTTGTTTCAGATGACGAGAAACGGATTATCAAAGGAAAGATGAAACAGCTTGGTACAAACAACATGGGAGCGTATCTTCGCAAGATGGCGATTGACGGTTACATCATCAAAGTGGACTACACGCAGCAGAAGAAACTTGCCGCAGCAGTATCTCGCGCGGCGGCAAATATCAACCACATTTGCCGCCGAATCAACTCCACAGGACACTTCTATGAGGACGATGTTGCAGAGCTGAAAGAAAGGCAGGCTGAGATATGGCGATTACTAAAATCAAGCCAATCCGAGGAACTGTGAACAAGGCTCTCGCATACATTCTTGATCCGCAGAAAACAGATGACCAGATCTATGTCTCTTCCTATGGTTGCGCTGCCAGCGATGCCGCAGCGAAGGAATTTGAGTGGACAAGAAATCTTGCTGCTCAACAAGGAATGCAGATGCCGAAGGTGATCGCCCGACATCTGATCCAATCCTTTGCGGTTGATGAAGTCACGCCGGAACAAGCGCATGAAATCGGTAAGCAGTTTGCCGACGAATGGCTCAAGGGAAAGTACGAGTATGTGATTGCAACGCACATCGACAAGGGGCATTGCCACAATCATATTATCTTTAACGCTGTCAACTATGTTGACTTCCATGCGTACCGAAGCAATAAGAAAACCTATCGTGAGATGCGGCATCTCAGTGATGAGATATGTGCTGAACACGGGCTGTCAGTTATTCCTCCCTCTCAGGGAAAAGGCATGGACTACAAGGAATACACCGAAGCCAAACGCGGTACAAGTTGGAAGCAAAAACTCAAGCAGACCATTGATCGCTGTGTGATCACATCAAAGGACTACGATGAGTTTTTGAAGTTGATGCAGGACGCCGGATATGAAATCAAAACCGGCAAATACATCTCCTTCCGTGCCGAAGGGCAAGAGCGTTTCACCCGTGCAAAAACCATCGGAGATAACTACACCGAGGACCGGATCAAGGAACGCATTCAAGGACGCAATGCCCGCAGACGGCAGATGCAGAACGGTAGGAAGAACATCTCTCTCATCAGCGATATTCAAAACAGAATTAAGCAGATCGACAGCAAGGGCTTTGAGCATTCTATGAAGATTAAGATCCTCAAAGAAGCCGCCAGAACGCTAAACTACCTCACTGAAAACAAGCTGCTTCAATATGCCGATCTTGAAAAGAAAGTCGAAGACATTCATAGTTCTTATGAGCGTACCGGCGCTGACTTGAAAGTCGTTGAAGCGCAGCTCCGAAAGGTGCAGCCGCTTATCAAGAATATCTCAACCTATCAAAAGCTCAAGCCGGTCTATGATGCCTACTCAAAGACGAAGAACAAGCAGAGTTTTCGAGCTGCGCACGAGGCAGAGCTTGTCGTTTTTGAAGCAGCAAAGAGTACATTGCTTGCTATGCAAGATGGTGAAAAACTTCCAAGTATGAAGTCTCTGCAAGCCGAGCAGCAACGCCTTTTGGAAGAGCAGCAGCGTCTCTACGACGAACGAGCAAGGCTCAAAAAAGAGGCTAAAGTGATTGATACCATGAAGGCAAATGTCGATGATTTCCTCAGTCCAACGCTTTCACAGGAGCATGAAAAAGCCAAAAGTAGCGAGTTGGAATAACCACCAAAGCCTGAGCCGTATGAATAAATCGGCTCAGGCTTTCTTCTTCGTAATGCGCTCCATGAACTTGAAATATATTTTGAATTTTTGGAGCATCGTATTGAAAATTTGAAGCGTTTGGTGTATAATATAATGAGTCTCACTATAAGCGTTTGAGAGAGGTGCTTTTATGAAGATAAGCTATAAGAAATTATGGGTCATGCTCATTGAAAGAGAGATCCCAAAATCAACTTTACGCAAGGATATAGAGCTGTCTCCTGGCACGATGAGTAAGCTCAATAAGAACGAGGATGTAGCTCTCTCTGTTCTGCTGCGCATTTGCGACTATTTGAATTGTGACATTGGAGATATATGTGAAGCTGTGCGAACGGGCAAGAAGTAGGTCCGAGTTTTCGTGCGGCTATTTTGTTATTGGTAGAGAAAAATACCTCAGCGAAAGGAGCATATATGGATGTCCTTGAGAATGCTGTGACTGAGAAAAATGCCCTCGTTGAAGCGGAGGCGTTTCCCACAGATGATCGAGTCACCTACAAAGACAGCACCTATGAAATTGTTTCTAAGGTTGCATATTTGATTGGTGTTCCGAAACGAATTTTTGATAATGAGCATGAAGCACCCAAAATAGAGATATACGAAAAACTTGATGCAGACAAAACGGCACGGATAATCCGTCATTTGTGTATCATAAGGACAGCGATTGAAAGAAACTTCAAGCATATCAACGAGCGCATGAAGTTTAGTTATCTCTCAATCAGCAGTATGCCGGAATATGTGCCGCAGGATAGCCTTCAACAACTAAATGCGGATGGCATTAGTTTTATAAAGAAGTCCAGCACGAAGCTAAGTCAGCATATCGTTGAGATAAACAAGCTGATTTCTGATCGGATCAATAATTGCAAGAAGCTATTTCCTCTTTGGCTGAATTGGCTGTATGTAAAAAAACTCTTTCTCATGCCAGATGGCTTGAAAGAGGAAGGGACAAAAGCAGCAGCAGATATTTATTACGCTCACTTGCTCTTTTATCCTTACCAGATGTATATAAACTGGGAACCGGAGGATGTCGGTAATCTGCTCTATAACGATAAAAAATTCGTGACGCTACTTTATCAAATGAACGGTGACTACTTTACAGAGTACAGTAAAGTTTCTGATGCTGGAAGTTACATTAAAGGAAGCATCTACGAGTTTATTGGTAGCAGCGAAAAGGTTGTCGTAGTGGTAGATTGTGAAAACTCTGATCCGTACAAGCTCTGCGCTACGCTCAAGAATCTTGACTATCAGTACACACAGAAGATAGCATCCATCATCCTGTTTGATGATGTGCATAGTGCATCTGCTTGGCGTATTCTCGATAGTTTTACCCACATCCCGGTCGAACACATGATGACCGAACGGGTAAAGCAGAACAAGTCTCTGGTCGATGTGATGCTGATTGCCCGAACTTGTCAGGAGCATTACAAAAACAATGTGGATTCCTTTATTTTGGTGTCCAGCGACTCCGACTATTGGGGACTGATTTCTTCTTTACCGGAGGCTCGGTTCCTTGTCATGATAGAGCGCGAAAACTGCGGACCGGATTTGAAGAACGCACTTGTCAATGCCGGTATATTCTATTGCTACATTGATGACTTCTACTCCGGCAATGCAGAGGATATTAAGATCGGCGCACTGTTCAAAGAGATGTATCATTACATAGATCAGGCGGTGCGGCTGAATATCTACGAGATGTTCACAGAGGCGTTAAGAGCGACTCGAATTGAAATGAGTTCTTCGGAACAGAAACAGTTTGTGGACAAGTATTTGAAAACGATGCAAATGTCCATTGCGGATAATGGCGATGTGACATTGGAAATAAGACGAAAATGAGTCCGTTATATCGGACAGTAGCCGTGATAGAATAAAATGAGGATCGGTTGGCAACCAAAAATGATCCTCAAGTATTGGAGATGAAGATATGGCATACCAGAGCGAAGCGGCTCTTGAGCAACAATTCATAGAGCAGCTAAACAAGCAGGAATACAGCACAGTCGATATTCCTGATTATGACGCATTGGTGGAGAACTTCAAAGTTCAGTTTGAAGCCTTCAATGCGCCCAAACTTGATACGCCTATCACCGATAAAGAGTGGGAGCGTATCTTTAACCTCATGCTTGGAAAGTCCGTGTTCCAGAGCGCAAAAATTCTGAGAGACAAGTTTGTCCTTGAGCGTGAGGACGGGACGAAGGTTTACCTTTCCTTCTTCGATCAGGATCACACCAAGAATATCTTCCAAGTTACACACCAGACAACGGTTGTAGGCAAGTATGTCAACCGCTATGATGTAACGATTCTTGTGAATGGCTTGCCTTTGATTCAGGTCGAGCTAAAGCGCAGAGGTATTGCCGTTAAGCGTCCTCAATACGAAAAGGTAATGGACGCATACCGTGACGAAAAGGTTGTCTTCATCATTGATGAATGCCACCGCAGCCAGTTCGGAGATATGCACAAGGATATTGTTCGGCATTTCAAGAAAGCGCAGTTCTTTGGCTTTACCGGTACGCCCCGTTTTGAAGTGAACGGAAAGACGGAGGGCAAGATCACACAGACCACCGAAATGCTGTTTGGGGAATGTTTGCATAACTATCTGATCAAGGATGCTATCTTCGATAACAATGTCCTCGGTTTCCATATTGAGTACATAAAGACGATGGAAGGCGATTTTGACTGGGACGATCCGACATTGGCTGACGCGATTGATGTTGGCGAACTCTATATGTCTGATGAGAGAATGTCCCTCATTGCAAACCACATTGTCCAGAACCACAAAGCCAAAACGAGAAATGGTCAGTACACGGCTATCTTTGCCGTTTCCTCCATTGAAGCTCTTGTCAAATATTACGACATCTTCAAGAAAATCAAACACGATCTGAATATTAGCGGTATCTTTTCCTATGGGCAGAACGAAGATGCTGAGGGCAAGGACGAGCATAGCCGGGATGCCTTGGAGCGTATCATCAAGGACTATAACGAGATGTACGGGACGAATTTCTCTACCGACACCTTCTCTGCATATCACAAGGATATTTCAGATCGAGTCAAAGGAAAGAAAACAAAGTCGCTGGACATTCTCATTGTCGTAAATATGTTCCTGACCGGCTTTGACAGCAAGCAGCTCTCTGTGCTGTATGTGGACAAGGATTTGAAGTATCATGATCTGCTGCAAGCCTATTCTCGCACGAATCGTGTCGAGAAAGAAACAAAACCGTTTGGTATCATCATTTGCTACCGCAACCTCAAGAAAAGGACAGATGACGCACTGACGCTCTTCTCCAAGAGCCAGGACACCTCCGGCATTGTCGTTCCGGGCTATCAGTATTTTGTTGAGAAGTTCAATGAAATGGTTATGAAGCTCAAGGAAGTGGCACTCTACCCTGAGTCCGTCGATACCATGCAGAGCGAGGATGACCAGAAGAAGTTTGTCATCACTTTCCGTGAGCTGACAAAATACCTCCAATCTTTGCAGACATTCATTGAGTTCAGCTTTGATCAGAATGCGCTCATCATGTCCGAGCAGGAGTATCAGGACTACAAGAGCAAGTATCTGATGCTTTACTCCCGGCAAAAAACTGATCGAGAAGTCGTATCTGTCCTGAATGATGTGGACTTCTGCATTGAGATCATGGAGAGTGACCGTATCAATGTTGCCTATATCATGAACTTGATCCGCAACATCCACTTTGATGACAAGAAGCAGAAGGACTACGACATCAAGCACATCAAGGAAGAATTGAGCAGGACAGACAATCCGCAGTTGCTTCGCAAGGTTGAAATTCTTCAAGCATTCTTGGATCGTGTTGTTGTTGGACTTGAAAGTGCAGATGAGATTGACGCTGCATACAACGACTTTGAAAATGAAGCGAAACGAGAAGAGATCGTTGCTTTTGCGAAGACTGAGGATATTGATTCTTCCATGCTGACGGACATCATCTCTGAGTATGAGTTCTCCGGCACAATGGATGCAGGAAACATCCGTGACCGTATTGAGAAGCCCATGCCGCTGCTCAAGAAGAGGTCTTTGGTCAACCGGATCGTCGAATTTATCCGGCAGCACACCGAGAAATACCAATAAGGAGAGAGAACAATGGATAATTCTATTCAGGCTCATCAGAAAGAGCTTTGCAACAAACTATGGGCGATGGCAAATGCCCTGAGAGGTAACATGGAGGCATACGAGTTCAAGAACTATATCTTGGGCATGATCTTCTATTACTACCTCTCCGACAAGACCGAGAAGTACATGGTTAATCTTCTCAAAGACGATAATATCAGCTACGAGGATGCTTGGAATGACGAAGAATACAAGGCTGCCATCGTAGAAGAAGCTCTGCGTGACCTCGGCTACATCATCGAACCGGAGTATTTGTTCCGCAAGATGGTCAAGATGGTTGAGAACCGTTCCTTCGACATTGAGTTCTTGCAGAAAGCAATCAACGCTCTGATGGAATCCACTATCGGCAACGATTCGCAGGAAGACTTTGACGGATTGTTCTCCGATATGCAGCTCGATTCTACGAAGCTGGGGCATACCGTTAAAGACAGAAGTGCTGTCATGGCGAAAATCATTGCTTCTCTGGACGAGATCAATTTCAGCGTGGATGACACGAAGATTGATGTGTTGGGCAATGCCTACGAGTACCTGATCGGTCAGTTCGCTGCCACAGCCGGCAAGAAAGCTGGTGAGTTCTACACACCTTCGGGTCCTGCCGAGCTGCTGTGCCGCCTTGCTTGTCTTGGCTTGACCGATGTTAAGGACGCAGCCGATCCGACTTGCGGTTCCGGCTCTCTGCTGCTTCGCCTCAAGAACTATGCAAATGTGCGCAACTACTACGGTCAGGAATTGACCTCGACCACCTATAACCTTGCCCGAATGAACATGATCCTTCGCGGCATCCCGTATCGTAACTTCAATATCTATAATGGCGATACGCTTGAGCATGACTACTTCGGAGACATGAAGTTCCGTGTTCAGGTTGCAAATCCTCCGTATTCTGCAAATTGGTCTGCTGATATGCACTTCATGGAGGACGAGCGTTTCAATGAATACGGCAAACTTGCGCCTAAGAGCAAGGCTGACTTTGCTTTTGTGCAGCACATGGTTTACCACATGGATGAAGACGGACGAGCCGTTGTCCTGCTGCCTCACGGCGTTCTGTTCCGTGGCGCAGCTGAAGAAGTGATCCGTAAGCACCTGATCCAAAAGCTGAATGTGCTGGACGCTGTTATCGGTCTTCCTGCCAACCTCTTCTTTGGCACGGGCATTCCGGTTTGTGTTCTTGTACTCAAGAGGGAGCGCAACGGCAACTCTGATAACATTCTCTTCATTGATGCGTCCAACGACTTTGAAGCCGGAAAGAATCAGAACATCCTCCGTGAGTGCGACATTGATAAGATCGTCAAAACCTACGAGCATCGAGTGGATGTTGATAAGTACGCCCATGTTGCCACTATGCAGGAGATTGAAGAGAACGGATTCAATCTGAACATTCCTCGCTATGTTGATACCTTTGAGCCGGAAGAGGAAATTGACCTCAATGCTGTTGCAGCAGAAATCCGCAATATTCAGGCTGAGATCAAAGGCATCGATGCACAACTGAAACCGTTTTTCGATGAGCTGGGACTTGATTTCCCCTTTGATGTGGAGGGCAAATAATTATGGCAAATGTATCCTCAAGTAACGGTCTTGAGAAGCGTCCGAAACTCCGGTTTCCGGGCTTCGATGAGCCGTACAAACAGTGCCGCATTGGTGACATCTATGCAGAGCGAAGTCAGCGTGGAGCATCCGACATGGAATTACTGTCTGTTACAATGAACGATGGTGTCAAGCCCCGTTCCGAAATTGAAGGCAAGGACAATTCCAGCGAAGACAAAAGCAATTATAAGATCGTCCGCAAGGGTGATATGGTTTACAATTCCATGCGAATGTGGCAAGGCGCGAATGGTATTTCTCCGTGCGACGGTATTGTAAGTCCTGCATATACCGTTCTTATGCCCAAGCGAGAAATCAGCAATGGATATTTTGCGGCACTATTCAAAAGCACGAAACTGGTCAACGAGTTCAGAAAGAACTCTCAAGGTATGACATCGGACACATGGAATTTGAAATATCCTCAGATAGAAACGATAAAGGTACAAATTCCCTCTGTTTCTGAGCAGGACAAAGTATCAGCACTGTTCAGCGTCCTTGATGCAAGAATAGTCGCACAAGCTCAGTTGGTAGAATCCCTCAAGAAGTATAAAAGAGGATTATTAAACAAGGTATTCTCAAACACTGATGAAAAGATATATCCAACAGTATACTTATCCGAAGTTGCAGATTTCTTGCAAGGACTCACTTATAGTCCGAGTGATGTTGCAAATGCAGGGCATCTTGTTTTGAGATCATCCAACATTCAAAATGGTACTCTTTCTTTTGATGACTGTGTTTATGTGGATAAATCAATACCTGAGAGTTTACAAGTCAAATGTGCAGATGTCATTATGTGTGTGCGAAATGGCAGTAAAAGTCTTGTCGGAAAAACTGCTTTGATTCCAATTGATATGCCCAAGACAACATGGGGGGCATTTATGATGATTGTCCGGAGCAAACTAAATGACACATATATTTTTCACTATTTGAACAGTCAGATGTTCTTTTCTCAAGTCTTCAAAGATACGGGAACGGCAACGATCAACCAGATAACCAAAGGAATCCTGAACGAATGCAGATTGCCGCTTCCACCCGTAGAGGAAAGAAAGAAAATCTCAAAAATGCTTTCTACCTTTGATGCCAAAATCTATAATGCTGAACGAACCTTATATGCACTGATGGAAACAAGGAAAGCCCTTCTGCAACAACTATTCATATAAAAAGCTGTTGCAGTAAATCAAAAGCAGCCAATGATCACGCCGTCAACCCATGCCAGCTTTACGCTGATCGCTGAAAATCATCTCATTCCATACTTCGGCAAGCGTAAGATCGGCAGCATCACCGAAACGGACATCCAGAGCTACATTGCGTATCTCCATGATGCCGGTAGGTTGGACAATACCGGAGGGCTAACGGTAAAGACCATCCGGGATGTGATCCTCGTTCTCAGACTTTCAATGGAGTTTGCGTACAAAGAAAGGGCGATTCCGCTGCTGAACTGGGATCTCATCGAGTACCCGAAAGAACTTGGCATTAAGAAGGTAGTTTCTCTCACAAAAGATCAAGAGCAAGCTCTGATTCAGTGTATCTACATGAACTTGAACAGGAAGACCGCTGGCATTCTAATTGCACTTTTTACCGGAGTACGCATTGGAGAACTCTGCGGATTGCAGATGAAGGACATCTCGTTGACGGATAAGACCATCAGCATCAATAAGACTGTCCAGCGCATCTATGACAAAAAGAAGGGCGAGTCCTATCTTCACATCGGACCGCCCAAAACAAAAACTTCTGCAAGGACGATCCCTGTTCCGTCTCTCCTGATGAACATTATCAAGAAGTTCTACACGGATAACCCTAACCACTACTTCTTGACCGGCAAAACAAAGCCGACAGAGCCTCGTACTTATCGACAGTTCTTCACCCGTTTCCTGAAACGGAATGGATTGGAGAAGGTGAAGTTCCATGAGATCCGACACACATTCGCAGTCAGGGCGATTGAGATACCGGAGTTTGATATTAAGTCGCTCTCTGAAATCCTCGGTCATAAGAATGTGTCCTTCACACTGAATGTCTACGGAAGTGCAAACCTCCAACAGAAGGTCAAGTGTATGAATTTACTGAACGATCTACTGTAATCTTATTCAGTTCTGACTCTGCTTTTACAGTGTAGCAGAAACGAATAACCGTTTCCAGCGATTCAAATTCATTGACTCGATGTGCTGTTCATAGGAGGCACTATTCGACTTTCCGAAACAGAGTGACTTCTTCTTGAGCCGTGAAAAGCTGCACAAAAAAATGAACGCAGTACACGGATTCCACAATCGCGGAATCGTGTACTGCGTTTGTATTTTAGAAAAGATTTTTGCGATTTAAGCAAGGATTGAATTGCGGAGGCGTTTTTTTGGGCGTTTACAACCGGTCAACTGTGAGTGTTGCCGGATTGACTTTGATGATTACCTTCCCCTTGCTTTGGGCGTACATAACTGTCTTACCTGTACCGCTGGGCTTGCCGTCCCATACTGCAATGATGTAATCAGCATGATCTACCATGTACCGATTGCGCTTGTCCATGCAGTCAGGAGTATAGTGCGTTTGAAGAAGCGTTTCTTTATCACATTGAGCAGCAATGCCATAGTACCTTTCGCGCATTGCTGCATTCCACTTAGCTGCCTGTGTTTCGCACGGTATAGCACTCTCAAGCGTAATGTCAGGATAAGTCTTCTTCAGTTCCAGCACTATCTCGGCGGCATACATATCAACGCCGAGAGCCATGCCGGAGATAAAGTGAGTGACACTTTCATCTGTAATCAGAGAAACAATTTGTTCTTTTAGGATTTTTTTGAGCGTAGTACAGCGTTCATCATCCTCACGAAAGCCAAAGGGTAAATTTTGAGGTCGGTGTCCGGTGAAGGCACAACTTTTCATATTCTTGATCTCCTTATATGTATTAGCGTGTGTTTCTAAATCGCTTATACATAGATTATAGCATAGAAAATCAAGAAATTTGTAGAAATTTGTCGGCAAAAGAAAAAACTGCGTGAAAAATCACGCAGCCTTCAATGAGCTTACTTCATGTTATCCTTCTCTTGCTGGATCATCAACTCAACCATTTGCAAAATGCGCTTTTGCGCTTCGGGAGGAAGATCAGCAATTTTCTTTGAGAGTTCTGAGGCTTTTACCTCTCCGCCATGCTCTAAGACATCGCAGAAAATTGAATCAGCGGATGTCTCCAAGCCATTGAGCAAAATAATCAGCTTCTCGCAACGCGGAAATGACATCCCTCTCTCGACGGTGGAAATATAATTTGTGGTTAAGCCGGTCTTTTCTGCAAGATCCTCTTGTGTAATACCAAGACGCTCACGGGCTTGCTTAACGCGCTTTCCTATTCGTTTATCAATCATGGGCGTTTACCTGTTCCTTTTCTAAATCGCTCATGAATATTATATGGATTAGAACCATAGTGATACAGAAACGCTAATGGTGTCACTATGGATTAGCGAATGATTTTACGGTAAAATTCAAGGAAAAGACACAAAAAAGAGCCTCTGCCGACACCCGACTGGGCATCGACAGAGGCTCTTTGTGCTACTTTGTTGCCTTCAAAAGAAGGTAGAAAATCGACCTTTATTCCTACACTTTCGGTTGGGAACACTTAGATAGGAAAACATACAGGGCAACTTCTCTGTGCCGTTTATAGGACGAGAAATCCTTGATTTTCAACCCTTTTCACAACACAAAACGGGCTTATCTGTCTACTCTGCTGCGTTTGGAAATGTAGCATGGACATCTGACGATTTCAGCCCTGAAACTTTGCTTGCAGGAATGGATGCAGCGGCGGCACAAATCATTGTATTTGCGCCGCCCGTCTGTATCGAGATAGAAGCTCCATTCTAACTTCCACTTCTGACTCTTGCTCACAGGTCTATCTCTCCTTTGTGCTTTTGCTTAGGAGGGCATTCCTTTGGAGGATGATCTGCTTTTGCGGACTTGAGCCGATCCATGATAGAGGACGTCTCGCTGCGCTCCGGGACTTTATCTTCCTTCGGACCGTTGTTGATGATCCCGTCAATCATGCCGTAATCATCCTCCATTGCCATCTCAGCCGACTTGAGATAGTTTTCCTTCTCAAGTGCCGCCATCCAGCTTTCCTTGCTGATACCGAGCATTCCGCCCTTTGAAGCGTGATCGGCAATCTCCTTAGCACTCACACATAAGCCTTCGGTGTTATCCGAATAGAGCCGGTAAACCTCGCAGCCCTTTTCGAGTGCCTTTTCAGCCGCTTCCTGACCGGCAGGAAGAACACCAGCCCATGCGTAGCCGTAATTCTTCATGTCCTGCACGGAAAGCGCAGGATCGGGCATTTCCGGCACTTCCATGACTTCGAGCTTGAGAAGACGCAGCGTGTCATCATCAAAGCCGTTGTAGACCTGATCGAGAACCAGCTTGCCGCGCTCATCGACAATGATACAGGCAGCATCGTCTCCATAGGTATCATGCTCCATGAGGAAGAAGCTGTGACCGTCCACCTCTTTGTGGTCAATGGTGTGCCAAGTACCGATATGACCGGCAACTGCCAGACCGGAGGTGTCCATATTCATCTCAAAATCTTTCTGTTCCACGGCTTCCTGCTTGTGCTGTTCCTCACTGATCATGGGGATCGCCACGATTTTATCCCCCAGCTTCGCAAACATCTCCGGCTGTTTGAAGAACTCCGCATACTTGAGTGCAAGATCGCCGGAGAGAGAACCAAAACTGTCTTCCGTCAACCCCACAACCATAAATGTCCCGGCAACAATGTCATAGATGTCTCCGTCTTCATCCCGAAGGGCGCGGTTGAGGGGCAGACCTTCGAGCTTGGCTTCCTCGTTGCAGACAATGGCAACCGGGTCATCAAAGGGGTAAACGGCTTCGATACAACCGCCCACCATACTTTGCAGAGACTTGAGATCGGAGCCGACATCGGCAATGCGCGGAGCTTTTTCCGGTTCAACCACCACAACGGTTATTCTGCTGTCCTGCTCCTGAGACTCAGCAGAGCCGCTGATCCGGTATTCGTCAGGAATGTCATCCAGAGAACCGTCGAACTGTCTGCCCCAGCTATCACCGGTGCATCGGACATAACCGGCATCGGTAAAGCGCCCCTGCTCATCCATTGCAATGTCTCGCCCATAGCGTTCATAGTCGATGTAGTCTGCCAACGGTCCGAGATCCTTTTCGGAGTAAATACCAATTTCGTGAGCGTAGTAATAGCCAAGATCGGACTCGTCACTGATACCGGGCATAACATCATAGCAATCCAGATTGAAAGTCAGATTGATGAGGTCATCAATGTCGCTGACTTCATCGCATCCGGCTTCCATAACGGCAACGAGCTTTTCCTGATCGCTCAGGGAAAGCTCGTCAATCAAGGCGGCAAGGTAGTTGAGCTTATCAAGGCTTTCGTACTCGCCAAGCATTTTCTGAACGCCATAGATCGGGCATTCATAGTCGGTGATAAACCATTCCTCATAGGGCTGACCGAACTCGTCCTTAGAGCCGATCCCGATGCGTTCAAAAACCTTCTGCATTTCTTCCTCGGTGGTGGGGAACTTCACCCATTCACCGACCAGCTCACCCTCGTTATATTTTCCGAGATTGGTGACAAAGGCTTCAAAATCTCCATCCAATACGGGCATAGGCATCCTCCTTTCAGTCATCCATCATGCTGTCCGGCATGATATAGAGTTCGTCAAACTCGGCGTCAGTCATCGCTTCGAGCTTCCGAACAGTCTTATACATCAGCTCTGCGATCTCTCCGTCCATATCGTTCAAGGTAACGCTTTTCATGTCAGCGATCAGCCGCTTGCGGCTGGAGGTGTTAAAGCAGCACATCAGGTTGGTTTCTTCTACGGTAAAGTTCTTCATATCAAAGTTCCATATCCTTTCCTTTTAGTTTCTGCGGTTTCTGCGGCTGGGACGGCTGCGCTTTCTGTGCCGTTTTCAGCTTTTCGCGGATGGATTCACGGGCAGCAGGCTTTTTCGGAACGGTGTCATAAATTGCAATTCCGGCATCCTCTACAAAGCTACGGACATAGGCAATGTCTTCACTGAATTTGAAGGGTTTGTCCGGCTTCGTGATGTCGGTCAGCTTGACCTCATTTGCGGTATAATCAACTGCGTCGATCCGGCACTTCATTCTGTCCATCATAAGTGTTGCACCAACGGGAATGTAATCTGCGCCCTTGAGGTCTTTGAAGGTATCGCCGTCCTTTGAGAGAAGGACATCTGCGCCGGACTGCCAGAGCTTTTTGGACGCAGCAACCCAAGCACTTTCACGAAAGCCCGTGACCGGCATAGCGGACTTGCCGTGCACCTTCTTCTCCAGAACCTTTGTGCCGAGAAGAGGCGCGGCTTTTTCCGCATCCTTGCCGTACAGTTCAAAATAGCCGTTCTGAGCAAAGCAGACCAGCGCTTCGGGATGTGCCTGTTTGACGGCTTCATATTTGCGGAGTTCTGCAACGGGCAGAGGGGCAAGCACCTCCGTCCTCTCAGCCTCCGGCAGTCTGTCACGGCGGCTTTTCTGCTTGGTCAACACTTCCGCCAGAGCATCCGCATCCCTCGGTAGTGTCTGGTGAGTTTTGACGCTGCCATGCTCACCGACCCGAGCCATTGCTGCATCGAAGCTGTTGCGGCAGGGAGCGTCCAGCATATAGCCGTCCGCAAAAGTAAGACGGTCATGATCCGGTGCAACAGAGTTCTGCGCCACATTCGCCGCCTGTTCGCGGTAATTGACCTCGAACACATCTCCGTACACCTTGCCTTTGCGCACTTCCTTCGGTACGATGACACGGGCTATGCACTCGTCGTGGGTCTGCTCTGCATAGAACCGATAGGTGTTGTGATCCCTTGTTCCCTGAATGAAGACCTGATTCTCTCTGAGACAGTGCGTCCCATGTGGGCGGCAGAACCACATCAGCACCTTATCCTCTGGATCCTTGCTTTCCGCTGCGCAGCGGATGATGCGCTTGTCGATGTCAAAGTCCTCCTTGTAACTGTCTACATGGGAGTCCACCAGCTTTTGCAGCTCCGCGATAATATCCACATTCGTATGTTTCTTCTTCATAGGCATCACTCCAATCCAATGTCGTGAGATTTCTGCTTCGCAGGAGCTTTCTTCTCCGGCTGGGACTTGGCAGCAGCCTTGAGCTGATCTCGAATGGACGGCTTTTCCTGCTTCGTTTCCTGAGCTTTCTCGCGTCCGATGTATTCCAGCGTCGGCATCAGCTCCCGATAGCAGCCCTGTGTCTTTCTTGCGGCGTGACGGCGATGGACTTTGAACATCGGCTCACCGTTGCGGGTGACGGTGCTGCCCTCGATTTTCACCTTGTACTGCGCCATCGTGCGGAATGACTGCTCGGACGAGCGGTAGGTTGACCTCATGCCGTCGTTATGGTAGGCGATCTGCCCCTTGAGCGTGTCCATGACGGCATCCTTGATCTTCTTTTCCTCCGGCGTCAGGCGGTGGGGCTTGGGAGCATCTGCTTTCTCCGGCAAAGGCGCAAAGGGAGACTTGACCTCCATGGTTTTTACCTCAATAGAGGTAATCTCATCGTTTTCCCACGCAACGACTTCCGGATCTCTTTCCTCTGCCTTTTCGGAAGCGACATCCTTTTGCGGTTCAGTCTGATTCCAGAACGCATCGACGAAAAGCGCAGTCAGACCGGGATTGCATTTGTCCACAAGAAAGCGTGAGGCATTCTCCGAACAGACTTCAACATTCTTCGCCCATTCCTTGAGAGGCTGCGGAATCCGTCCGTCAAAATCCTTCTGCTGAATGGTATTTGCGAGAACATATCGGATGCGCTCCGGCGAGAATTGCTCAAGAACACTTTTGACGGCAGCATCCGCATCCAGCCGATTCTCAGCGTAATTGCCGCTGATTGCAGCTTCAATCGCGCTGCGGCATTCCTCATTTGCTGCAAGAGAGGCGTGATATGCTTCCAGCTCACCGGCTTCGTAGGCGTAATTTGCCGTCTCTCGGTAAATGGGGACTTCCTGCATCGGCTCTGCGGGCGCTTCGGCATCTTTCTCTGTGGACTGTGCTTTCTCTGCCAGCAGCACCTTGAGCTTGGCGTCAATGCCCTCGATCATCTCAGCCGCCGTCTTGCGGATGGTGTCCAGAGAGCTTTTCAACTCCTTAGTTTCCTTGCCGGATGACCAACCAGCGATGTACCCGAAAGAGTAGTCCGAGGTTTCAATGCCGTACCGCTGGCAGACAGTGTAGGCTACGCTTTCTGCCTCAACCTCTTTGGTATGCCGATCCTTCTTATCTTCGGGAGCGGCTTTCTCGTCCGGCTTGAAGGCATGGAGCTTGGCATGAGCGATCTCGTGAATGGCGGTCTTGACCGTCTGGATTTCGCTCATGCCCTCCTGAATGGCAATGCGACTTTCAACCGGAGAGAAGAATCCCTTCGCGCCGCCCGGAATATCCTCAAAGGAAATGGGGACGGGAGACTCTTGCTTGAGTGCATCGAAGAACGCCTCGTAGTTTTCGACGGTGCCTTTCAGCTCATCAACGATAATGTCTGGAAGCTCTTTGCCGTCCGTCTGAGAAACATCAAAGACGCTCACCACCTTGAAGGCGGGACGCAGAACCTCGACCGTCTCCGTGACAGCATTTCCGTCTGCGCCGATCACCGGTTTTTGCGTCACGGGGTCAATCTTCTCACGCTCTTCCTGCGTCTTGTACGGCGCGGGAGCAAGAATCTTGATGCCCTTTTCGCCCTTCATGACCTGACGGTCAAAGTTACGCTGCCACGAGGTATAACCGGCGACATAGGTTGCCTCCGGCTTCTGCATGGCAATGAGCAGCGTGTTGTTGAAGGAATAGTTGTAGAACTTGGACATCGTGCGGAGGTATTCCTTGAAACGCTCCGATTCAAACAATTCCTTGATACCCTGTTCCAGCTTGTCCGTAATCTCGCGGACTTGCTGGGCATTTTTGTTTTCAGCCATTTACGACCTCCTTATCCTTGATTTTGGTTAGAAAAAAGCCCCGGCTGAGGATTGCTCATCAAACGAGCCTTGATCTCAGACGGGGTTTCTTTTCGCGTCAACCGACGATGGAAAACATTTTCTTCATGCTCCCATTCAATAATCCTGTCAAACATTTTCGGGTGATGAGTAATCATGTGGCGCAGCTCGGCATCGCTGGCATTGGGGCAGAACCAGCATCCGTTTCTCCGGCAGTGACCATAAATCGGAGAAAGCAGACCATGCTCTTCACAAAGTTTTCGCGCGTCAGCCTCGGTGTACCCATACTTGGCGAGAAGACTAACTTTGTTTGTACCGTCCAGCCGCGCAAGGCGTTTCGGCTCATCGGTGGCAATTCCAATATAGCTGACGGCATCAGGAGACAGAGACTTGTTGTACTTCCTCATGGGATTGGTTTTACACTCTCGGTTCGCAGCGCACATTCCAGCCCACGCAAAGCCTCGCTTTTCTCCCTCATGAGGTCCACGGACGATAATGTGATGAAAGATGTCATCATAGGTTTTCGGACCGTGAAGGATCGTGAATTTAACACCAAGTTCCTTTTCGCAGAACGGCTTGAGCCTGTCATAGATGAAGTCTCGATGTTCCGGGACTTCTCCGGTAGTGTTCTGGTCGAACATCACCTCGCTGAACACAACTTCATCCAGCGGATCGCCATGCTGTGCAGCCAGTAGGATTGTTGCTACGCTGTCTTTGCCGCCACTGCAAGCGGCAATGTGCATCGGACGGCTCATCGGTCAAACTCCATCTTGAAGCTGACATACTTGCCGCCGGTATCATCCAGCCGGATGACAGCATCGTAGAGCTGCGGCTTTTTAGGCGTATAGAGTCCGGTCACTCTGCACCATCCCTTATCCAGTAGCTCTTTTGCAATCTTCTTTGTCAGCTTCTTTTTCTTGGAAGAGAAGAACTTGTTGTCTTCCCACAGACAGAAAGAACACGACTTGCTGGAACAATAGTAGTTGCCTTTGCCGACATAGACCGGAGATCCGCAGCGGGGACACTTGCCGATAACCTCTTTACCGCTTTCAAAACGGTTTGCCTCTGCGTCCGAGAGGAAAGGATAGGCTTTGATAAGAGATGTGGTCATATCCACGATTCCGGCAAGGAATTTATCTGCGTCTGCCTTGCCGCGCTCAATCTGCATCAGCGTATTTTCCCATTCGGCGGTCATGGTAGGCGATGTGATCTGCTCCGGCAGGACAGCCACGAGATTGATACCATCCTTTGTCGGCACGAGAGACTTTCCTTTACGCTCGGCAAAACCGGAACGGACCAGCCTTTCGATGATCCCGGCGCGGGTGGCAGGAGTGCCAAGCCCTTTCTTTTCGGTGTCATCCTCAAAGTCTTCGTTTCCGGCAGTCTCCATAGCCGACAGGAGAGTATCTTCTGTAAAGGCTTTGGGAGGGCTTGTGAAGTGTTCCGTCACGCTGGCAGATACAGAATGGATTATGTCGTTTTCTTTGAAGCTGGGAATGGCTTTCTCATCATCAGCCGCTTCCTTGTCTTTGAGGGAGTTCTTGAAACGCTGCTCAATGGCTTTCCAGCCGTCCTGAACAACCGTCTTGCCCTTGGCTTTGAACGCATACCCCTCACAGGAGAGCGTCACGGATGTTTCGTCATAGATGTGCTTTTCTCCGGTGGCGCACAGAAGCCGCATAGAAACAAGGCGAATGACCTTCTGCTCAGATTCCGGCAGCTCGGAGATGTTCTGCTTTTCAAGCTGGACGGTGGGAATAATGGCATGGTGGTCAGTAACCTTAGCGTTATTGGTGATCCGCTTGATGTCAGGCGTATGCGTCAAGCCGCTAAAAATCGACACTTTCCGACAGACCATCTTAATCACCTGACGGGCAGTAGCCTCCATGTCATCGGTGATGAACTGACTGTCCGTGCGCGGATAGGTCAGGAGCTTCTTTTCGTAGAGCGTCTGGACGAGATCGAGCGTCTGCTGGGCAGTGAAGCCGTAATAGCGGTTTGCCTCGCGCTGCAAGGTGGTCAGGTCGTAGAGCCTCGGAGGATTGACCGTCTTAGTCTCCTTTTTGAGAGAAGAAACGACGGCTTGCTTTTTATCGCAAGCCGCCGCAATCGCATTCGCTTCATCTTCGGTTTTGATCTTCTCCATATCAGCCGTCAGACCGTCGGCATGAATATGGGCATTGAAGTATTTCTCTTTCTTGAAGGTGCTGATCTTACCGTCACGCTCAACCAGCATGGCAAGCGTCGGTGTCTGCACTCGACCAACTACCAGCTTCTTGTTGTAGAGAGTGGTAAACAGCCGTGTGCCGTTTATGCCGACAATCCAGTCAGCCTTGGAACGGCTCAGAGCCGCTTCATATAGACGGTCATATTCTTTGCTGTCTTTCAGGTGATTGAAGCCCTCTCGGATGGCAGCGTTCTCAAGAGAGCTGATCCACAGCCGCTTGAACGGCTTTGTGCATCCGGCTTTGTTGTAGACAAGCCGAAAAATCAGCTCGCCCTCGCGTCCGGCATCCGTCGCACAGACAAGCTCGGTGACGCGCTTGTCTGTCATAAGATCACGCAGGATTCTGAACTGTTGCGCCTTGTCCTTTGGGACCTCAAAACACCACTGCTCCGGGACAATGGGCAGATCGTCATATCTCCACTTGGCATAGCGTTCATCGTAGGAGCTTGCATCCGCAAGCCCCACCAGATGACCGACGCACCATGAGACAATGTAGTTGTTTCCTTCCGTGTAGCCGTCCTTACGGGATGTTGCTCCCAACACCTTTCCAATAGACTGAGCTACACTCGGCTTTTCAGCGATCACTAAAATCAATCGTCTCCCTCCGTTTCCTCATCATCGGCAATTTCAGGCTCTCTGTCTTCGTTGATATAAGGCTCTTCCTCATAACCCTCATCATCAAAGAAGTCCATATCATCATCCTTCTGCTTTTTGCCCTTGATGAACTTGAAGTAGTAATAAGCCGCACCGCCGATACCGGCAATGGCAACAATGGCAATGATCATGCCCATATTGGAAGACTGCTTCGGCTCTTCTGTGACGGGAGGCTCATCTTCCGTAGGCGTTTCAGGGACAGGCTCGGTGCCGGTACATTCACTCATGTTGGTCTTGCAGACAGGGCAATCGGTATTCACATCACCGACTACGCATTTGTCATCGCAAATACAGGTTTTCAGCTCGTTCGCATCCTCATCATCCAGAAGGGCGAAGAGGTCACGGTCATCCACGACATTCAGGAAATAGGTTTTATACTGTTCCTCTTCCTCATTGATGGGCGCATCGTAGTCAATGACAATGTAGAAAGTGTTGCCGTTTTTGGTTTGGACGGTAATGAACTGCTTGTTCGTTGCCTTATCATAGAGCAGATCACGGGTGTAGGCGTTGCCCTCATCGTCGATAGGCTCTCCGTCAGAAGGCTTCTCGATGGAAGCGGTAGGCTCAGGCTGAGGCGTTTCCTCCGGCTGTGTTGCCTCGGTAACAGGCAAGTTCTGGTCGGTGTCATCCGCGTAGGCAAATGCCGTCATAGAAAAGCTGCCCACCAGCAAAATGCAGACGGTCAGCATAGTGATCAGGCGAAATCCTCTTTTCTTACTCATCAGCAGATACCTCCGTAGTGTCTTCGTTCTTGGTGGACTTACCGTCCTTCATGGTGGAAAGGAAAGCCATGATCTGATCCTTGTCCATGACCATTGCACGGACAGTGTTCACGATCTCAAGGTTTTCCAGCTCCGTCTTCTTGTCATACAGCTCTTTAAGCTGCTCCTGAAGGTCCTCAACCTTCTTTTCAGTCTTTGCGATGTCCGCACAGACCTTCTGATACTTGGGATTCATAGAAAAATCTCCTTTCGTTTAATAGTTGGGTCTTCCAAAGGCATAGAAATGAGACTGCCAATAAGAAGAGTTGATGGATGTGTACTGGACGGGATCGCCGCAGTGCAGCATGACTCCATCACCCACATAAATGCCGACATGAGAAACGCCCGGTGTGTCATAGGTTCCCTGAAAGAAGATGAGATCACCCGGCTGCACATTCGCCTTTGAAACCGGTGTGCAGACATTGTAAAGCCCTTGCGCACCGAGCCGTCCGGTATTGACAAGTCCGCTGTTTGTCAGCACATAGGAGACAAAACCGGAGCAGTCAAAGGATGTGTCGGGATTGGAGCCGCCCCAGACATAGGGATAATTCAGATATTTCTCAGCCTCTTCGATAAGTGTTGCAAACTTGGCATCGGAGAGATATGCCGGATTGACGGTGTACTCATCCGGCGGATTTGTGATGTACTTGCCCACATAATCGGAATTGGGAAACAGATCCTCTCGGTTGCCAAGTCCCGACATATAGGTTGCGTACATGGAAAGCTCATCCTGAGACATGATGTAGACCGGAACATGGGAAAGATTGAAGTTTTCCAGCGTCACATAGCAGATATAGTAGTCATAAGGAACACGGTAGGTTTCCGTATGGGTATTGCCGTCTGCATCCGTCCATGTGTCGATTTCTGTCCGGTATCGGGTTTCGACGATGACCTCTTCGGTAAGGATATACTGTTTATCGAACAGCATTTGAAGTGTCCCCTGTACCTCGTCCAGCGTGAACTCGCCCTCGTGAAGAGCAGAGAGGATGGAGATCAGAACATAGGGATCATGCTCGATGTCATCCAGATCGAAGTGATACTCGTCATAGTCGTGAGTGCTTTCGTAGGTGTCGAGCTTGCGCTGCAACTCTGCCTCCATGCGGCAATACTGTTCCTCCGCACCCAACATCGCATCATCCTCACTGAGATAGGACGAAGCAATCACGGATGAAGTAGTAGAACTGAACATCGCTGTGCATGAGCTGACACCGGCAGCAAGCAGTACAAGGATCATCACGCCTAAACCGATCCAGACAAAGACCTTCTTGTTTTCTGTGAAGAACTCCTTGATCTTATCCGCTGCTTTCTCCGAAAACTTCTTGCCGGTGTTCTTGGTGGCAGCATTGGAGGCGGTCTGAGAACCGGCTTTTCGAGCCGCAGCATATTCCTTCTTGATGTTCTGCTTCTGATAATGCTTGTTCATGTTGCGCTGATTTTTCATCTCAGGATGTTCCTGCTGGGTTTTCTCATAGTGTAGCTTTGCGTCGGCAACCTGAGCCTCGTGTTCCAGTTTGGACACCTTCTCGTAAGGCTTATTAGCGCTTTTCTGCTGATGATGGCTGTAATGCCTTATTGCCGCTTCTGCCACAATTTCGGAACGGTGCGCCGCCTCAACCGCTGAGTTTTCCTGCTCAACCTCATGGATTTTGCCGTGAATGCCGGAGGCAAGCGTATCACCGACCTTGCGGACGGTTTTATCTGTCTCAAACTTCAACTTGCTTTGTCCCTTGGGCTTTTTCAGTTCATCTTCAAAGGACAAACGGGTTGTGGCTTTGCCTTTTTCCTCATCGAAGACACGCTCTTTTTTGAGAACTTTATGCGTAGGCAGATTCTCACGGGCGGCATCCAAACGCTCGTGTGCCTTTTCTGCTTTGCGCTCCAATTTCTGAACTCTTGGAGAAGACGGCTCTGCATCCGTCTTTGGGGCATTTGTAGCGGTTTCAGCCGCTTTGGACAGCACATCATCGGCATCTGCATTTTGAACTGCCGCCGTTTTCCTGAGCTTGTGGGTAACAACCGTTTCGGCAATTACCGCACCGGTATGGGAAGTGCTGCTGTGTGGCTCTGAAAAAGGCGGCTTTAGCGGTGCTTCTGACACTGGCATAGTTTCGTGTGCGTTCTGGGGTGGATTTTCTGGCTTTTTCTCTTCTGAGACAGGCGTTTCGGAAGTCGGCTGAGTGCCGGTATCATCCTTATGTTCCTCACGAAACTGACGCTGTTGTCGGCGCATTTGCACCTTTTTCTGCTCTTCCGCAGAAAGCCCACCGGAAAGCTCAGGCTCTTCAATGGGCTTCACAAGCTCGGCATCTTTCAATCGCCCGGAAATACTTTTGCTTGTGCCTTCGGTCAGATTTTCTTCTACCGCACCGTCGCGGGTCATCTTCATAACCACCTTGTCACGGGCTTTTAGCTCCGGTTCCTTCGGCATCAAATCTCACCTCCGATCCGCTGATAGGCAAGCTCGGTAAACTCAGGATTCAGCTCAATCCCGACATAGTGCCGCCCCATGTTCTTTGCGACCATCGCCGTTGTCCCGCTGCCTAAGAACGGATCAAGGACAATGCCGTCTTCGGGACATCCGGCAAGCAGACAGGTTTCAACCAGCTTCGGAGGGTAAGCGGCATAATGACCACCCTTGAACGGAACGGTATTGATCGTCCACACATCTCGTTTATTCCTCAGCGGATTGATCTCGGCATCTGTGATCTCGCCATGCCCACGGGGGCGGTTGATGGTTTGCACATGAGCCTGACCGGGAATTGCTTTCCCGAACTTGTTGCCGCCCTTCATGCCGCGCTTGAGTCGTTCAGCAGTAGCCGGTGCAATCGGCTCAGAGATTGCCTTGTAGTCAAAATGATATTTCCGAGACTTAGAGAACAGAAAGATATGCTCATAACAACGGGCACAGCGATCTTTCACGCTTTCAGGCATTGGGTTTTCCTTCATCCAGATGATGTCATTTCTCAGATACCAGCCGGAGTCACGGAGGGAAAATGCCAGCATCCACGGAATGCCAATCATGTCTTTGGGCTTGCAGCCCTCAACCTTGTGGTTGAGAGCTACCGCCTGACCGTTTCTGCCGTTGGGGTTCTTCGGGTCAACATAGCCGCCCTGATTGCTTTTTCCGGCATAGGTGTCCGAGATGTTCAGCCAGAGCGTACCGTCAGGACGCAGAACGCGCCTGACTTCGGTAAAAACTTCGGTCAGGCGCGAGATGTATTCTTTGGGCGTTGTCTCTCTGCCAATCTGCCCATCCATGCCATAATCACGCAAGGCGTAATATGGAGGGGATGTCACGCAGCAGTGGACGCTCTCATCTGGCAGCGTCTTCAGGACATCGAGACAGTCACCGGTATAAATGGTGTCGAGTTGTATAGCTATTTACCTCCTATCTTTAGAAGTTGTTGGAGCAGATTGATTAGTCGGAGAAATACTCATCCGGCTCGTAATCGTCCTCATCCTCTTCGTCTACACGGTCTGCCCAGCGGTCGAAGATTTCTTCGGCTTCCTTAGCAGCCTCACGGTAGAGGCTCAGGCGGTTCTTCTCGTAGGCTGCAAAGGCAGGAACAAACTTGCCGAACTCACAGATTGCCTTCGCATCCTGTGTGCGCATATCCGCAACACACTGGATGATTTCAGACATCGTGAGCAGATCATCGATCATCAGATCATACTCTTCCTTGGGGAGGGAGACGCTTTCAGCATCCTCGGTATCAGCGAAGGGAGTGTCCTCGTCACACTGAGCGCACTTGGCGACATCTACCACAAAGGGCAGCGCCAGCATATCCACAGATACTTTGGTCATAATCCGGCGCGTTTCCTTGACCTTTTCGTCAATAGCCTCCCTCACATGGAGGTAAGCGCGGTGGTGCTTCTTGAGGTCACTCTCCTGACGGATCAAATCGGTCAGTTCCCACAGAGCCTTGAAGAGCGCGGTGGTGTTCTCTGCGTACTCGATAGCGACTGCGTAGGGCATGGTAATCATCTTGTTGTTCATATTCAAATCTCCTTAATTCTGTAAAGTTTCTTCGGGTTTGGTGGTCATGAAGCGATAGAGCATCGTGTCCTTCGGGAAGTTGTCCTTAAACGGAACGATGGTAGAGCCGTAGAAGATCAAGCCTTCACCGGCGTTGGAATTGGTGATGTAGTTCTGCTGGCTTGGGGAGATATTCAATGCGGAGCTGAGAATCTTTCTGTCACCGGAAGCCTGATTCAGAAGATACACAAAATCAGAGTTCTCGAAGATGTTCTCGACTTCACGGGAAGCCAAAAGGTCTTTCACATTCTGGGTAATTCCGGTGGGGATGCCGCCCCATTTTCTGAATCTCTTCCAGATTTCTACGCTGTACGCCGCAGTCTGCTCTTCCTTCAACAGAAGATGGAACTCGTCCATGTAGTACCTTGTGGACTTGTGCTGGGCGCGGTTGATGGTTACTCTGTTCCACACCTGATCCTGAACGATAAGCATTCCGAGCTTTTTAAGCTGCTTGCCCAGCTCCTTGATGTCATAGCAGACGAAACGGTTGTTGACATCCACATTGGTTCTGTGATTGAAGACATTCAAACTGCCGTGAACATAGATTTCCAGAGCTGTTGCGATGCGCTGCGCTTCCGGCTCTTTCTGGTCGCGGAGAATGTTGTAGAGATCTTCCAGAATGGGCATCTTCTCCGGCACGGGATCGGAGAGGTAATCCTGATAGACCATGCGGACACTTCGGTCAATGATGGTTTTCTCAACCGGCTGCAAGCCGTCCTTGCCGCCTACAATCAGCTCACACATCGAAAGAATGAAGTCGGATTTCAGCGTCAGCGGGTTTTCCTCTTCGGAGTAGTTGACATTGATGTCCAGCGGATTGATATAGTCCGTGCTGATCGGAGAGATACGGATGACCTGACCGCCGAGCTTCTGCACCAGCGGATAATACTCAGCTTCGGGATCGCAGACGATGATGTCATCCTCTGTGATGAGGAAGGCATTCGTCATCTCTCTTTTTGCCGAGAAGGACTTGCCGCTGCCGGGAGTACCGAGGATCAGCCCGTTGGGGTTTTTCAGCCGCTTTCTATCCACCATGATCATGTTGTTGGAAAGCGCATTCAGTCCGTAGTACAGAGCTTCGCCGCCCTGAAACAACTCCTGCGTGGTGAACGGAACAAAGATCGCCGTAGAAGAGGTAGTCAGTCCACGCTCAATCTCAATCTGGTTCAGACCGATGGGCAGAGAGGACATCAGCCCTTCTTCCTGCTGAAAGTCCAGCCGCTTGAGTGCGCAGTTGTATTTCTGAGCGATGGATGCGGTCTGAAAAATGGCACTTTCGAGCTTCTGGCGGGTAGCAGCCGTGTTCATCAGGATGATGGTCACAAGGAACATTCGCTCATTTCTCGTTTGGAGATCCTGCAACAGACGCTTGGCTTCACCGCCGTAGGTTGCCAGATCGGAGGGGATGATTTCCATATCGTAGCCGGAACGGACTGCCTTTTTCTGCTCTTCGATCTTCATCTTATCGAGGTCTGTGATCTTCGACTTGATGCTCTTGATTGCCTTCGCCTGATCAATCGTGCGGATATGAAAATTGACCGTAATGTTGCTGTCCATCTCAAGGAAGTCGGCAAGCATACGGTCATTCAGCTCCGGGGCAAGGATTTGGAGGAAGCTCACTGCACCGATGGTTCTGCCCATCTTGAAGCACTTGCCTTCACGGAAATCAAAGGAAGTGGGTGCAATAAAGTCCTTGGTAGAAAGCCCCGTTCTGGCTACCATGTCATAGGAAAATCGGAACGGCTCATGCGTGTCCATGTTGAACACATCATGCAGCACTTTCAGCCTTTCGTAGCCGGACAGCGGCTCAGTCTCCACACCGAGAGTTTTGAAATTGTTGAGAATATCCGTTTCGATACGATCCAGCTTTGCTTTTGCGGTACGAATGGAGTCAGCCTCCACACCGAAGGTGATGTACTTACGCTTGAGCAAACCGTTGTTGCCTTTGGTGAGCTGATCTTGGAGCATATCGGAATATTCCTTGCGGATGTCATTGAACGCATCCTGCTGTTCGGGAATGGTGATCTGTTTTCTGAACTCTCTGATGTCGGCTTTCTGGTTGATAAAAGAGAGCTGAACAAAGATGGAGCTGTCAAAGTAGTTCAGAAAGTCACACCAGTTCTCGAAGATGGCTGTCTTGTCCTCGTTCTGGGCAAGCTGATAGTTGATGTCGTTATACCGGATAGTTTTGGTATAGAGACGGCTGTTGACCTTGCAGATGCCGTCTTTGCACATCTCCACATAGGGGATCGTCTGCTGCGCGGACTTGGGAATTTTCTTTGCTTTCCTGTCTTTTTTCTTCTGCATGACGATCCGCTTCTTTTCCTGCGCGGAAAGTGCATCGCCGTAGACCTGACCGTTTTTCACGATCTGTTTCGGCTTATTTGCCTTTTGGGATTTGTTTGCCAATCTGCAATTCCTCCTGTTCTTTGATTTGCCGCTGGATGGCGGCATATAAATTGTTGGTGCGGTATGGACGCACCTTGTCGCGCAAAAACATGGATTTCACAACATGACCGAGGATTTTCTCAGCCGGTTGACCGTCCTTCTCATACAGAGCAAAGAAGATAAACGGAAGCATGATCACGACCATGAGCATTGCAGCCGTAGACAGTGCCACATACAGTTTTGCAATAAAGAAAACCGGCACACCGACTGCCGCTGCCAAAGCGAAGCAGATAATCTGCCGCTTAGTCAGATTGAACATGACCTTGGTTTTTACGCGGTTAAGATCCTTCGGGACCGGTACAAATGCCATTTGTAGCCTCCTTTCCGAGTGTGATGCTGCACTCTACTTCGTTGCCCCACACATCCCATCCATCGGGAGACTGACGCGCGAAAAGTTCAATGCGGGGGAGATCGCCCATGAGTTGAATGATGCGGTCACGGGTTTCGTCTGGCTTTTTTGAATGCTGCTCAATGTGGCTCATGATGACCTGATGTACGCCGGTGTGCGCCCGTTTGGGATGTCCCTTGGTTGCCAGGATGCACAGCTCGGCATTGGCTCGTGTCCAATAGCCCATGCCCCAGAAGAGGCTATCGCTGATACGGTTTTGCTTCACCCAAACAAAAGCAACGGTCTTGTAGGTAAAGCCCCATGCTTCAAGGACTTGAAATGCCTCCTGCAAGCACGGAAATGTCACCCACATAAACAGCGTACAGTCTTTTGCGGCAAGCTCACTCACTGGCAAAGCCATGATGTCTTCGAGCCTCATTGTTGGATAATGGCTTTCTGCCGAACGCCCTTGACCTTTCTTGGAGTAGGTCCGATACGACCAAGGAGGGTCGCCATAGATGATGTTGTATTTCTTCATTCTGCTGACCTCCTTAGTGCGCATGGAAGATGGATTTTGCGAGGCTGCCCGTCTTGAACAGCGAGAAGCACAGAATGACTGTGTACGCCGCAACCGAGAAGAGAGCCGAGTGAATATTTGCGGCAATGATCATGTTGTTGATCAGCACAGCATAGATGCCGACGCAAATCATGATGAGGAAGCCTTGGAAAGCCAGAGCGAACAGGCTCTTGAGGTAGTTCGTTCCAATGCTGCCCCATTCGCGGTTGCTCATCGTTGCGATGGGGATTGGTGCAACGCTGACGGTGCAATAAATCTCAATCATTCTGCCGTAGAGGATGACCGTAATGAGAATGGACATGATTTTGAGGCACAGACTGATAACCAGTGTTTCGATGGACAGTCCGAGCAGTTCTCCGATGCTCATTGCCTCCATGCCTGTTCGCATTGCGTCAAGGGTTGCTTGAATGTCGATGTTGGTAGTGCCATGAATAAAACCGGCTGCACCGGCAACCACATTCTGTCCGATGTCGAATACTGCCAGCACAATATCAAAGGTGTTGGTCACAAGGTAGATCGCCACAGCCGCTTTGAAGAACCACTTGAAGAACATCCATGTGTCCATGTCGTGCAAGTTGTTCTTTTCGGTGATCATGGTGATCAGCTCATAACACAAGACAAAGGTAATGATGATACCAGCGATGGGGACTATCACATTCTCGGATAGTCCCCGAATCATCTGGTAAATGCTGCTGTTCCAAGTGGACGGAGTTTGTCCGACCTCTCCGGCAATCGTGCCGACCTTGGTATTGACATCGGTGAACATATTGGTCAGGTTGCTTTCGATCCAGCCGATCAGCAAGTCCTTAATCGCTTGTTCGAGTTTTTCTAAGATACTGCCCAATATTCCACCACCTTTCGGTTAAGCTGGGCTTGCTTGATTAGAACAGGGTGGACAGCAAGGGAATGAGCGTAGTGCCAATGAGAACGACGCCACCGCCAGCCATGAGCTGCTTGATGCCCTGCGACTTTGCGCCCGGATTATCGTTGCCGTAGCCTTCCATCAGGTTGACCACGCCCCACACTGCCAGACCGGCACCGAGGGCAATAACGAGCGTCTGCAGAACCGTAACCGCCTGATTGATAAATGCCATAAGATATTTCCTCCTGATTTTTCTATGTGTTTTGATTTGTTAAAGTGAAGGGAGGGCGCATTTCACGCCCTCCCTTGAGTGGATTGCTGACTGCTGATCAGAACAGCGTAGAGAGCAGAGGGATCAGAGTCGTGCCGATGAGAACCACACCACCGCCAGCCATGAGCTGCTTGATGCCCTGCGACTTTGCGCCCGGATTATCGTTGCCGTAGCCTTCCATCAGGTTGACCACGCCCCACACTGCCAGACCGGCACCGAGGGCGATAACGAGCGTCTGCAGAACCGTAACTGCCTGATTGATAAATGCCATAAGAAATTTCCTCCTTGAAAATCATGAAAGTTTGGTTTGTGTATTGGAAAATGGGCATAAAAAAAGAAGCCCCGTCATTGTTCTGCTTCAGGCAAATGCCCATGCGCAGTGCATGACGGGGCTTCATTCCGCTTCGATCTCGCCCATATCATAGAGATCAAAGGTTTCGTTTGGCTTGATGACCAGCTTGTGTTGCCGATATTTTTCAATGTCAAAGGCGTTCCGCTTGTCAGAGTCGGACAGGAATTTGTATTTTGGATGCTTCGTTATATCAAACTTATCACTGAGAAAAGGTCTAACGCCTCTAAGCTGCAAAATACATTTGCCGCCGTCCATGACAGCAAGTTCATCCTGAGACATCAATTCCTTACCGACCTTCTGATAGTTCAAGCCATAGGAATTGTTGTTGGATCGGGTTTCTGAGGTGTTGTATAGATCAATCGTCTCTTTCCCAAGCACCTCGCTGATTTCCTTGAGCGTAGATTTTTCTTTTCCTCCGAGAAAGATCATGCTGTCGCAGTTGCCAGTGATGGTATCAGCCGCATCTTTGTAGATGGTCTTGAGCTGAGACTGGGACTGCAAAATGATTGCAGCGGAGATTTCCCGGCTTCGGATGGTAGCTATGAGCTTATCGAACTTCGGAATTTGACCGATGTTCGCAAACTCATCGAGCAGACAACGGACATGAACAGGAAGTCTGCCGTTGTAGACATCATCTGCCTTGTCACAAAGCAGATTGAACATCTGGGAGTACATAATTGCCACGATGAAATTGAAGGTGTCATCTGTATCGGAGATGATTACGAACAGAGCCGTTTTCCTGTCTCCGAGTGTGTCCAGCTCCATCTCATCATAGCTCATCAGCTCACGGAGTTCCGCGATGTCAAATGGGGCAAGCCGTGCGCCGCAGGAAATCAAGATCGACTTGGCTGTTTTGCCAGCCGCCAGCTTGTATTTGAGGTATTGCTTCACAGCAAAGTGATCCGGGTCACGGGCTTCCAGCTCATCGAACATGATGTCTACGGGATTTTTGAAGGACTCATCGTCTTCTCTGGCTTCGGAGGCGTTGATCATTTCGAGCAAGGTAGTAAAGTTTTTCTCGTGATCTGGTGCTTCGTACCAGATGTAGCCGATGAGGGCTGTGTAGTACAGCTTTTCTGCCTTCACCCAGAAATCCTCGCCGGACTTATCGCCATCTCCCTTCGTATTGACGATGATCGTATTGACCAGTTTGAGGATGTCCTTCTCTGAGCGGATATAACTGAACGGGTTGTAGTGCATGGATTTTCGGAAGTTGATGGTGTTCAGCGACTTGATGATATAGCCGTTGCGTTCCAGCATTTTTCCGGTTTCGACCAAAAGAGTTCCTTTCGGATCGGTGACAATGAAGCTGACCGGATAGAGCTTGGAGGTACACTGCATCAGGTTTGGTTTGACAAAAAAGCGCGTCTTACCTGAGCCGGAACCGCCGATGACCATGATGTTTTTATTCCGGGCGTACTTCGCTTGCTTCGGTCTGCTGTTCATGGTCAAAGCCTCTGTCTGAGTGAGAATGACATTGTTGTCAAAGTCCTCATCCATATAGGGCTTTATGTCTTCCGGCTTGCCCCAACGGGCAGAGCCGTATTCAACGCCTTGCCGGAACTTTTTACGGTTCTTTCCTTTCACATAGACCGCAAGTTTGAGTAAAGCTCCTGCCGCAACACCGATGAGAAGATCCACCGGATGAAAGCTGGGCAAGGGATTAGCAAACGCACTACCAAAATTGGCAAAGCCAGCCGTGAGCTTCTCGATCATCTCCGTTCCGGGTGCCAGTCGAAAGACGGAGGCGATCTTATCTACGAAGTAGAACGCGAATACATACGGGAGATTTAGAAGGACAAGGCGTTTTGCGTCGAGTTTCTTGTTCACAGCTCCACGCCCCGATCCTTCGTTTTGATCTTGACTTTCTCTTTGTGCTGCGCCTGTGCCTGTTCACGGCTGCGAGAAAGTTTCTGTCTGAGCGAAGATCTTTCGCTCTGCTTGACGGTTTTTGCGGAAAACTCCTTGAACGCCTGAGTCATAACATCCACATCCCGACCTTTGAAGAAAACAAGGTATCGGGGAGGCTGCTCTGAGGTGTCCTTCTTGAGCGCATAGTCAATCCCGTATTTGTTGGCTGTACGCTGAAAGGACTTAATGTTTCCGTCCGTCACTTCGATGTTGTTGATGGCGGCATTCTGCTGAACAAGGTGCTTGATGGACTGCTTACCTCGGTAGGTCTTTGGCTGACGGGCTTGCTTCTGAGCCTTTTCAATTTCCTCGACGAACTTCTTGAGTGCCTTTTCCAGCACCTCGGCAGTGATCTTGCCGCCCTTGATGGCGATGGCAATTACTTTGGTATTTACTTCGTCCTGCATTGCGGATTAAAACCTCCTTCCTGAGAGAATTACGGGGGGAGTGCTGCCATACTAAGGCGGCACACCTACATGATGGATTTTGAAGTACACTCTTTCACCTCCTGCTGATTTAGGCTTACCAGCCTTTTGTTCCTTGATCGCCGTAGAGATCATGATTAACCAACGCGGAATAGTAATTGTCTATCGTAGCCGGTGCGTTATAGAGTGCCGTCAGCATATAGGCTCTGATGTTCCGAATATCCGATGGACTTTTCCGCATTGCGTCGAAGACATAATCAATATGGCTGCTGTTCAGTTTCAAGAGACGGGATTTGACAACCTCCTTCGGCATATCTGTATTGTTGACACGGAGCGTTGGACTTGTAGAGCAGATGGCATCCAACATGACTTCGATAATTTCATTCACGCGGTCAATGTCATACCGGCTGTCCTGAGATAAAATATCTACCTCCAAGTTCTCTCGAATAATCTCTTCATAACGCTCTCTTTCATCCATCGCATCCATCCCATCAGGATTGATAGATTGATATTTACTAAGTGAGTCATTTCTTTTTTTAGGAATTACTTGATTAGTATTTATTTGCGTGGGCTTTTCCGTCATCGGTTCATCCGGTGGCGGCTTAACCGTTGTCGGGTTTTCCGATGACGGTAAATCCGGTGACGGCTTTTCCTTCTGCGGCAGTGCGTAAACCGTGTATTTGTTGCGGGACATTCTCCCGCGCTCGTCTCTGGATTGAACACGAACAACATATCCTTCGTCTTCCAGCTCTTTCATAGCCGTTCTGATACCGTCAATGCCGTCTGTATTCAGCGTTGCAAGTCCACGGATGGAATAGTCCCAATCGGGAGGAAGACTGAGCATCTTTGAGAGAAGACCTACCGCCTTGAGAGACAGATTCCTGTTTCTCAGGTGATGGTTGAGCATGGTGGTGAAGCCACCGGTATAGGTGTTGACGCTGATCTCACGATCTGCGCCAGTTTTACCTCTCATTGGACATCACCTTCTTTGTGGACTGTTTGGTAATGCAATATGGGCATTCCTCGAATACGCAGGACTGATATTTCCATAGGGGACGATGGAAACGGCAAGTCCGGCATTCAGGAAGGATTCCATCGTAGCCGCTGTCATAGTGATCAAAGCCGGGAGTGTCTTTCATCAGAGCTTCAAACGCCACGGCTTTATCAGGTGCATTCAT